CAGACCTGCGGTGAGACCAGTTTTCAAGCCCTCCTCGAGATCGCCGCTTTGGATGGCGCTGCCAATGCCTGCGCCAAGAGAGCCCGCGAGCAACGGGCTCAGACCGACCGCGCTTGCCCCAGCAAGGCCGGAACCAAGCAAGCTGAAAAGAAGAGGAAGGGCCATGACATCTCCGGATGTGTCTGTGATGTTGCGTGCAGTTTAGCACATGGTTTTGGATATGTAATCCCCTTGGATCACAGCTGTATCTGAGTGACTCCGACAAGAACGGAAGGTGCATCTGGGGCAAACGCCAGCCCCGTCACGGGACCCAAGGACACGGCAGTGCTGTCGGCCGCCCAGTACAGCTCGACATAATCAGACGCAGCCAAGGACACGTCGTAGTTCAAAGATATGGGCACATAGCCGTTGTTGATGTTGCTGGTCACAGCCCGTACCGTGTCAGCCACATCTGAGCCGTTCTTTCGCAGCCAGAAATATACGTTCTTGGCCGAGCTGCTGGTGGATGTGAGCTGCAGAGAGGCCGTCACCTTGTAATACCCGGGGTCTGCGGCAACCAAGCGCGACGCGGGTGTTCCGATTGTCACACCGTTGCTGGACAGCGTTGTGCCGTATGTGATCGACGTGGCCGTGTTTGTCGCGGACAGGGTCTGGCTTGCCGTCGAGTCGAACGTCCCATAGCTCAAGCCCATCGGGATGGTGGGGCGCACAAGTATCTCGCCGTCAGTCGCGTCGACAGTTAGGATAGCCGCAACCGGAATCACCACGTTTGGCGCAGTGGGGCGCACCTTCGTGAAGTCCCCGGCCGTGGTCGGGGAGGCATACAGAACATCACCCTGAGACCAAGTTTCGCTGACCGTAGAACCTGTGGTGTTCAGGCCCCGCACCTTGCCATAGAGTGTGACCGGGCCAATTGCGTCGTCGGCCATATCGAACGTCGTCACACCGATGAAATACAGCTCGTTGGCGAGGCTGTTGGCCGTGTATACGCTGATCTCGATGTCGTCACCGACACCCGCAAAACCGACGACCGTCCCGTTCGGGATGGTGCTGCCGCTGGTGTTCTTCACACGCATGTAGGTCTCAAACCCGATCTGCTGCACCACACCATTCAAGTGGGTCAGATTGAGCGTGTCCTCGGTCGAGTTGTAGCTGAGCTTCCCGGTGGGCGTCCTGCCGGCAGATGCGGTGATCTGTATCTCAGAGGTTTGAAGCGGTCCCGGGTTGCGCACCTGCTGCGCGAAGATCGAGAAAGCCCGCACCAGCTGGGTCATGTATTTCTGGTCGTACTGCTGTGGAGCCTCCGGAAAATACGGGAAGTTGAGGTTCGTCCCCATCAGCGCCTCCCGTCAGGGCGCAGCTCGAGCCGGGTCGCGCCTAGCTTCCAAGCCGTGTTGTATTGGCTCCCCTCGATCTTGAAGCGCACGGACCGCGCGCGGAGACGCACGAATTTCTGCTTGGTATACCGCTCGATAGGCACGACCGCGGTGCGCGTGACCGCGCCGCCCTCGTCATTACCAAGCCCTCCGCCGGGGAAGTTCTTGCCGGTGAGCGTCATAGTGACGGTCGGGCTACCCTCGGAGCCCAAGAACGTGACATCGGGAATGATCCGCTTGATGAACATGAACTGATAGCCGTCGCCCAGATCGAAATCGCTCGACTCGATATAGGAGTGGAACCCCACCGGCGGGTTCTGGCTGCCGTCGTTGACGCCATCCTCGTGGTAATACAGGTAGTTGTCCGTTCCGGCAGCGATCGGCTTGCGAAAAACACCTCTCGGCTCCCACGCGGTGCGGGGAAGCGTGCCGAAATACCACGTGCTGTCCGCGTAATTATAGATCACGTAGCGTGAGCACTCGTCACCCTGATCGCACGGGTAGAACCACCAGACCTCGGAAAAGTCAGGCTGGTGGCCGGCGAAAACCTTGTCACCCTGCGCGAAGTTGAAAGCCTGAAAAACCCGCTCAGACACAGGACAGTTCAGCGGCTTCACTGAGCCGTCGAACACGTAGAAGTCTTCCTCGCCCATCCAGAAAACAGCATCGTTCGCGGCAACGGCTGCGTTCTGGCCGATGATGCTCACGCCCGGGGAGACCTCGGTGATCCCGAATGTGAACGGAGCGCCGGTGTACTGCACCGTGTGCAGGGACACGTCCGTGAACACCAGAATTTGCTGCTTGGTTTCAACCGCGGTCACAATCTCGCTGCCAGAGCCGATGCGTAAATCGCCCGCCGTGTTGTCCTCGCGCGTCTCCCAGTCGATCAAGCTCTCCTGACTCGAGAAGCGGATCAGAAGCGGGTCTTGCGTACCAATGTCGTTTTCCGGGTCGCACCCGAACGCCAGAATATGGCGATCGACATCCGAGACAATGATCTTCTTGGCAATGGTCGGCGTCAGATTGGCCCCCGAAAGAGACGATAGCTCCACCATGCGACCACCCAGACCAAGGGAGGCATCAAAGTAATATATACCCCCGTCGTGCACATTCGCGAGAAGGTCTTCTCCGAAGTTGTCCTGTGACCATATCCGTAGCTGAGCTGACGCAATTGCCGTGGTGCCCGGAGAGCCCCAGCCACCGTCACCCCAAGGGTCAACACCCCAGCCCGTGCCAAACGCCACGGTATCGAGGCCCACGTTGATCTGATATTCGCCGACGACCGACGCGCCGCCGTTGCCCGTGTCGGAGGCGTTCGCAGCGTCTGTAACTTCGATCTCGTATGTGTTTGCGTCAACGATCTGCGTGACCTGATGCTCCGCATTGAGCACATCTGCGGTAACCGTCCCGCCTAGCGACACAGCACCGGAGAACGTCACGAAATCGTTCAGGACCGCGCCATGTGAGACATCAGAAACCGTGATCGTCGTTGACCCGGTCGTGGCGCTGAATGTGACGTCGCCGGCCGCCGTCGTGTTTCTGATCGGCGTTGCATCTATAAAGTCTTGACCGCGAGAGATGTAGAACTTCAGGTGCGTGCCAATGCCAAGCAGGCGCTCGCCGGTCAGCGTCACCCAAGGATGCAGGCTTCTGCAGGTGCCAAGAAACGTGGAATTGGACAGCCGCGTCCATCCGCCGATCGACTCAGGGTATCCCTCCTTGAAGCGGACCTTGTTGCAATCGAACCAGCCGCCCTCATTCGCATAGGACGTTGTATCGCTGACGATACCCGGGCGAAACTGAAGCTTCAGAAACTGCATCTTACTTGTCCTCGCACTCCTCACGCTCCCACGCAAGGTTTGTGCGGAAGTCGCGGCTCAGATTCCACGGAGCGTTCGCTGCCCGCCAATCAATCTCTTCTTGGGTGAACTCGCGCTTCTCTTCGACGTCGCAGAAAAACGCCTCAGTCACCACCGGCTCCGGTTCCGGTTGGGAGCATCCAATCGGAAGGAACATCGAAAAGACTGGGATCGTCAACAGTCGCATCATCTTGGGCATCCTCCAGTATGTTCTGAACGCGGGCCGAACAGTTGGCCAGTCTGTTCTCGAGGGACTTGATAGTTGCCTCTTGGCGATCCAGTTTCCGATCGGCATACCACGCATATCCGCCCGCCAAAACAGTCGTGATCGCAAGCGCGGATATGAGGTACTTGGTTATCATCTGTCCCCGTCAGCCCACTTTTTGATGCGTTCGCGCATGATCCACAGAGCCAAAAGACCAACCGCTCCGGCAACCCCGAGGGCCGCGAGCTGGGCGTTTCCATCAAGAGTCGCGAGAGCCCCAATGCCGCCACCGGCGGCGGTCGCCAGCTGAGCAGCTGAGGCCTGCACGGTCTTGGATTGTGCCACCGATGTGCGCGGCGCGGGCGCGGGCTGGCCGGTCGTCCAGTCGCTCTCGGGATAGACATCCCGCTTCAGCTCGAAATGCGGTCCGTCGCGGAACTTGGACCAGCGTCCACCCCACGTAATCGCCACGCCTTCTGCCTTGGCGGCAGCCTCAACAGCAGGACCCAGCTTGTGATACAGGGGCCATGCGAACTCAGCCCCGTTCGGCCCAATCGGAAGAAGATCGACTGCATGGCCGGTCAGGTGTCGGCTGTTCATGGTCTGGGATGCTCCGGAGGCCACAAGCTGGCGCTGACGCGCCTCGCTGCGCACGCCTTCGATGACGATGAAATCCAGAGGACTTTCTTGCAGCGCCCGGTCGATGACACGGCGAAGGTCAGGGTGAATACCCGCCAAGTTCTTCTTGCTTCGGCTGCTATATTTCCGCATCGGTCATCCTCACAGCTTCATGATGTAGGCCAGCGCGTAGTAGGGCGGCCTGTTCTCGTGGGCGCCTCCGCCCCCGGTGTTGTTGCTGAAACCCTGCACGTTGTGCGCGTGGTTGCCGGCGGCCCCCGTAAGCACAGTGGTAAAACCTTTGTTTGCAGAGTCGGTGGCAAACGTATTGACCCCAATGTTATTGATGCCGGTCTGGTTGTAAGTGTGCTGGTGGTTGCCGGCCACATTGGTGTTCAAGTTCACATAGTGGGCGTGAGTCGGAATTTGAGATTCCGCCAGTGTGACTGTATTAGCGCCGCCGGTGTCGTCCGGAGCGTATGTGCCACCGGTGTCTGCATCGGCATGGACCACAAAACGCCCGGTTAGGTTCGGTGTGCCGTTGGCGCCGTCACAGATCGCCCAGCCCGTTGGGATATCTGCGACGCTGCCCGACCACATGATGATGCCACCTTGCGGGACATATCCGAAGCCAGTTCCCGCCGTGTCCACGCCATCTAGCGTGTTGAGCTCGTCTGTGCTGGCCGTGATGCCGTCCAGCGTGTTCAGCTCATCGGCTGTGGCGGTAAGGCCGAGGTTTTCCAGCGCTACGGCAACATCGTCGACGTCCGACAGATTGTTCTCGCCACGCAAATACGTGCTGGTGATGTCCACAACCTCGGCTGTCGATCCCGCGCCGTCGCAATACACGATAGCCTGCGAGCCGTTGGCGATGGTCACGTTGCCGCCCGAACCCTGCGTCATGACCACAGACTCCCCGGAGGAGTTCTGCACGATGTAGACACGCTGCGCGTCGTTCGGCGAAATGGTTACCGTGTTCGTGCCGCTCGGCGATCCACCGAACACCAACGCGGCGTAGTGGCCCTCAGATAGAATACCGTCTGACAGGCTCAGCGTGTGCGTTGTTCCAACCAAGGAGATCGTGCCGGCCTCAGAGGTGAGCCGGTTGATGATCTGCATGTTGATGTTTGTGGTCTGTCCCCACGTCCCCGACTGTTCGCCGTCAGCGGGCAGCTCCAGTCCGGTGGTAGAATATGAGCTAGGCATTGGCTATCCTTACGCAGCGACCTCAGTCCATTCGTCCGATGTATCCGGATCAATCTCAGTCCAGCCATCGGCCGTCCCGGGATCAACCAAGACCCAACCCCCAGCAGTCCCAGTGTCGATAGAAGACCAAGCGTTGGCCGCACCGGGGTCAACAGGAGTATAACTTGTACCGGGCGTTGGCACAATACGGCCCCACACCCGGACGCCGCCAACCTGCCCAGTGGCAAAAACACCGGTCAGCTGGACCGTGGCCCCACCCGTGACGGTGACTGATCCGACAGCGGCTGAGGCAGAAACGCCCGTGAGCGGCACGTTTGCATCTGCCGTGACGGCAACGCTACCAACCTCTCCAACGGCTTCGACGCCCGTGACAGGGACCTCAATGACAAGGTCAACCGTGACAACGCCCACCTCGCCAGTGGCCTCGACGCCCGTGACAGGTGCATCCGCTCCGGCCCGACCAATGGCTGTCCCAACCTCGCCGGTGGCCTCAACTCCAGTGAGGGGCACGTTGGCCCCGCCAGTGACATCTACGCTGTTTGTGGCGCCGGTTGCCTCAACCCCCGTGACCGGGACGTTCGCTCCAGCCGTTACAGCAACAGAACCGGCGGTTCCGGCGGCTTCGACCCCTGTTACCGGGACATTTGCGTCGGCAGACACAGTGAGAGTGCCGACCGTCCCCGTCGCAGAAACGCCCGTTAGTAGAACAACAACATTTGCAGAGCCGGTGTCATCGGCCAGCGTTGTTGAAGCTAAGGGCGAAAAGCCGAGCATGGCCTAGCTCTTAGCCCAGCAGCGCGTCGAGCGTCAGCGCCTTGAGCTCATCAGGTGTGGAAGCCGCGTCGATGCGGGGATCGTCTGTGACACCTCTCAGCGCCTGCTTGGCAGCTGAAACGCCAGCTTGCGCGTCTGCGTCGCCGGTCTCGGCAGCACGGAACCAGTCGGCGTCCAATTTGGCGAATCTGGGTTCACGTTCGGAACGCAACTTGTCGCGGTGAATCTCTCGGGCTTTCACCATGTCGACTTCGACCACGTCGCCGTCGAACTGCCAAGCGCCACGGAACGTGCGGTCCTGCGGCACAGTGACGGACGATGCGTCGCGCACATCGCCATTGATGTTGATATACGTCTGAGCCATCACGCGGCCTCCTGCTTGATCTTCCATGCGTTCCGAAGGGACCGGTCCGTCGGGACCAATTCTACAGGAACAATCCTCAAAATGCTACGGTTTCCCCGGTAGTCGCGCCACACCCGCGGCGGCAGGTCTTTCATGACCAGATATTCCATCGCCTCTTCCTCGGTCATGGCCGGGACGGGCGGCGTCTCGTGCAGCAGGTGACCGCGCGTGTGTCGCACGAAACCATCGCGCTCTTCGTCCTCGCGCAGCGCCCAGTAGACCTCGACCGGGGGCAAGATACCGCCATGCATCGCCATCGCCAGCCATGTCGGGCTGGGGCGTGTAACCTTGGCGGGCTCGTCCGGGGCAGCAGGGTCTTCCCACAGGATAGCGTAGTTACCTTGGGGTAAGTCCGTGTGCTGATCCTTGAAGATCATCTCGCGTTCCCAGAGTTTGTATTGGGTGTAGTCTATGGTCATGCGGGGTCTCCGAAGGCAGCTATGGAGATCAAAACGGGGTCTGCAACTACGCTGGCCTGAAAGTGGTTTATCTTACACTTTGATGCGGTTTTACTTCCGGTGTCTTCCTGCGTCAAAAACGCCCCGTTTCCAACGGCCGTAAATTGAGACCCCAGAACAACTGCGTAGCTTGTTCCCGAAAAAGCGTTGGTAAAGTTTGGCTCTTGAGTGCCAACGCCGAGATCAGTGATACTCGAAACATTAAAACTTGCGGTATTGGCTGGAACACCTGCTGCGTAAATCGAGTAAGACCACGCCTTCGCGGTCCCCTCAAGCACCGCCGAGGCCGGGACGCTATCTATGCCGTCGCCGAAGTTCTGTGCGTTGATCGTACTCATGCTAGGTCTCCCATATTCAGAAGCGAAACCGGATCAGCGTCAGCCGTACCCGAGCTAGTGGTATGCAGGGAGTTGTAAGTAGTGGTCGCATACTGTGAAACGCGCTGATCGGATGTAACAGCGGGAATTTGATGCGCCCCGGCAACAGAATACGTTGTGTCAGCCATGAGATTTGTCAGGTTGACGTTGTAATTGCCTGTGCTGTTGTCTGCCAAACTGGACACGTTAACGCTTCCGTCAATGGTCGATCCGCCACCGGAAAACTTTACCCGCGACTTCGGCACCCCATCGGTCAACGAGTAACTCGTGCCACCTGCGGCGGGCCGTGCGTTATCTACTGCTATTGTACTCATGCTAGGTCTCCATGTGCCGCACCCGTTACGTTTACGTCTATCAGCGCTCCCCCAGAACCCCTAGTCAAGCAGCGGACAACAGAAAGAGAAAGAGTATTCACCGCAACAAAAACGTTGTCGTCTCTGGAATTACCTATCGGCGCAAAACTTGCTGAAAAAGCATCCGTAAAGCTCAAGTCTTGAATGCCTGTACCTATATCAGAAAGGGAGGACACATTGTAACTCACTGCTAACGCAGGTGTGTTTGTGTAATTCCACCAAGCCTTCGCAGCACTCTGCCCCGTCAGCGTAACAGGGCCAGTCCCGGCGGCATCGCTCAGCGTGTTTACATGAAGTTCAGACAATGGTCAGTGTCCCCCCGCTGGTGACCGTTAGCGTCACGCCGCTGGCCACGGTCAACGGACCCGTCGCCGAAGCATTCTCGGTGGCGCCAATGGTCACGTCGGTGTTGAGCGTCTGCTCGTTCACCCGGAAGATGTCTCCCGCCCCTGTAGCTGGCCCCACAGTCCCACGGTCGCCCTTGAAATAGCCCGCCGTGGCCGCCCCTGTTTCAAACGTAGTGTACGCCACAATCTCGACGGAGTCACCCGCAGTCGCCCCGCTGCTCAGAACCACGTCAGAGCCGTTGCTGGCAGTATAATCGGTGCCGTTCACCAGATGCACACCGTTGAGGTACACATCGAGGAACCCCGGCGTGTATCCACTTGTGGCGAAACTCGTCTGACTGGCCGTCGCGGTGAACGTGTCACGGGTCTGAGACGCCTGCGGTGTCGGGACGTTGCCTATGTATCCGCTCATGCGAGGTCTCCAAAACAAGACGTTGAGAGTGTGTCAATATCCCTAAGAGACCCGCTCCAAAGCACGTTGTCAAACTTGTACGCCGACGCGCTTGTGGCACCTGCACAAACTATGTCACCCCCTCCAGCCCCGGCTGGGTTAGAAAAATACCCGCTCGCGGCAATGGCGAAGTTGATAGTCCCGAACGCGCTTGTAACGGAATTTGCGTACGTGCCCGTCCCGTTGTCCGTCATCGAGGTGATATTGTAGCTGTCGCGAATTGCCACAGTCCCGCCCCCGGTGCACAAGGCCCAAGCCTTCGCGGTCCCGTTGGTCACAACATCGGAGTCGATCGTTATCGTTCCGTCTGAGAAGGTCGCAGACTGCAACTTGCCTGACGTTGTCAGGTCTCCGGTCATCGTATCGCCGCCCTTGCTGACTGCATCAGCCGGGCTAAACGTGGCTCGGGTCGTGACAACGATCTGGTCGCCGCTCTCAGCTGAGCTGGTCAGCGAGATCGAGCTGCCGTTGGTAGCCGTGAAATCCGTGTCTTGGGTCAAGCGCACGCCGTTGTGGAACACATCGACGAACCCGGGGGTGTACGCCACCCCGGAAATCGTGCTCGTCGTGGACGTCACGTTGACGATCTGCTTGCGCTCAGCACCCGAGGAGACGACCGATGCGCGTGATCCTATATATCCGCTCATGCGAGGTCTCCATTCAAGGTCATACTAAACCTAGCCACATCGGCTCTACCCTCCGTACTGACGCGGGCCACACCAATACTCAAACGGGTCGTCGTGCGACCTTCATCAACCGTGCTTGGAAAGCCGACGTTGGCCGAAGTTGAGCCAAATACGCTATTGAAACTTGAGTTTAAAAACGAATTGGTGAACCCCACGTCATAGATTCCCACACCATTGTCCGTCACAGAAGACATGTTGTAACTGCCCAGATGTTGCGCAGTCCCGCTTCCTTGCAGGGTGGTCCAAGCCTTCGCGGTCCCCTCGACCACAACGGCTCCGGCAACGCCCTGAGAAATGTCGATCAGCTCTGTTGCGCGGCTCATGCGAGGTCTCCACTCACAGCGACACCAATGTTAGCCACATCTGCGAAAATGCCGCTTGCGTACGCCAGCAGGCTCATAGAAGACGTTGAGTAATCGGCGGTGTAATACCCGGCATCTGCGAAAGCATTAACTTGTCCACCAGTAAACCGTGGGTAATCCACAACTGACATATTGTTTGTTAGGTTTGCTGTAGTAACGCCTGTGCCACCGTCCGTAATGCTGGTTATATTGTAGCTTGTCAGTGCGGTTGCTGTACCCGTCTGGTCTACATTCACCCAAGCCTTAGCCAATCCATCCCGATCAGCAATTTCACGAGTATTGCTCATCAGGTCTGCTCCATCACGCTCAAGATGACATCCGCCGAAGCTGCGGTGTCGCTGGTCACGACCACCGTGTCACCTGTCTCCAGAATGATCTTGCCGTCAAGAACAGACAGCGCGGAGTTTGCCGGAATCGGAGCGCCCTTGACGACGTAGACTCCTGCGCCCTGCACATCCACAGCGATCTGGGAAGTCTCGACATTGGCGACGCTGAGACCAAGCGCAATCGCTGTCGTGCTTGCAGGGACCGTGTAGACGGTCGTCGCGCCTGTTCCAACCCCGCTCGAGGTGTAATTCTTAAACGTGTTGGCCATGTGTCACCCCAATGCGATTGCGAGCGCAATAACGTCCGCTTCCTGAACGATTTCCTCTGCGGCCGCCGTTAGAAACACCTTGGCTGAACCCGATAGGTTGATGGCGGAATCGGCGTTGTTAGACTCAGACACAGTCCGCGTAAGCGTGGTGCCAGATGCCGTGTAAGTGCCAGTACCTATCTCCCAGTTCGATCCATCCTCAATGACGTAGCGAACCACGTCGCCGTCTGTCACACCCGCGTCAGCGAACGTCTGGTAGCTGTCTTCCGCTGTACCAAGCGTAATTGTCCCCGTGCCGGTCGTGGCCGTGGACATCTTGGCGCGGTTTACGAGCGTGACCATGTATCATGCGATCCTGATGATGGCGTTGCTTGCATCTGCTGTCGGGAACTGCACGGTGAACGTACCCGATGTTGACGTCTTGTCCGAGCCAAAATCCAAAACAGCCACAGCCGGGTTGGTGTAGGTGTGAGTCGGCGTCGTGTTGTAAATCAGCGCCCCGCGAGCCGTGATGGTCGCCGTGGTGAACGACAGGTCAGCGAAGTCCGTGAACGCCGTCGTGCCACTGGTGGTCGGGTTAATCCGGGTCAGCGTGCCGCCGCCCGCAGAATACGAACCGGAGTCGCCCACTTCGTTGGTCGCGGTGTAAGCCGTAGTGGCTGCCGTGAACGATGCGCTGTTGGTGTACAGCGCCAGATTGAACGTATCGCCCCCGGTGAGGCGGAAATCGTGAACGCCCTCAAGCACCTGCTGCTTGAAACTCGTCGTCATGTAGTTGCCAGTGAACGCCATGTCACATGTCCCTTATGTGGCGAGCAACGTCGGACATGCCGGCCTGCTCAAGTTTGTCCGCAACCGTTGCACGGTCTTCCTGTATCGCCACCTTAACATAGTGCCTGATGACCTCCAACATCTGTTGACGGTAGGCGCGAGCCTGCTCTGCGATCTCCGGTGGCGCGCTGTCCGACACACGAATGAGCCGGTTCACGCACATCTCTGCGACGGTGTCGGGCGAATGCCCGCCGTTGCTCGACGTGTGAACGCTGACTGAAAACGGCACGGTCATGCGCGCACAAACCTCCCGTCACGATAGTTGTCTCGCATGCTGCGGATGCCGATGCCCCCCAGCTGCTGAAGGGCCTCCTGATACCGTTGTTCATATTGATTGAGGATATCCTCCTCGCCCTTCATGAACGTGTAGGCTTCGATCAGGGCGCCGTAGAGAAGCACCGCCTCGGCGTTGTCGCCAAGCCAAGATGTTGACGTGTCGACGATCGACGGCGGATCGTAATAGTAATGCAGCTCGACACTATAGGCGGCATCTGGGGTCGGCCCGAGGATGAAGTTGCCTGCATCCGAGCCGCTGTCACCGTCGAACTGGGCATAGTATTTCGGCAACGCCTGCGTGCTCGCAGACGGATAAGCCTCTCGGATGAAGTTCACATCCTTGTCGAGCAGGTAGGTGTAGTTGCCGTCCCCGTCGACGACCGCCAGCGAAAACACCGACAGGAAATCCGCGGGGCGGGCCAGATACTGATTGCCCGCCACCGCGCTGGAGGTTGCGTTCTTGCGGAGCTCAGGGATCATCACCGTGCGGTAGATGCGCTCCTCCGCTTGGCGCACGAAGTTGGGAATCTGAGCAAGAAACTCAGTCTCCTCGTTCTCCGTGTATTGCTGGATCGCTGTAGACAGCTCCGAATAGTTCATGGCTTACCCCGAACGTCCGTATTTGCCGCCCTTTGTGGCGGCCCCCATGCCCCGGCAGCTGCCGCCGCCGGCCATCTTCTTCATAGGCTTCTTGTCCATCTTGCCGCCCGACATCTTCTTCATGGGCTTCTTGGCTTTCTCCTCCATCGCAGCCTGCTTGGCGCGGCGCTTGGCGTCGTTGTTACCCCGCTTCACGGCTTGACCGTCCATGTAGTCTTGGGCCTTTTTCGGATCGCGAGCCTTGGGGCGCTTGGATTTCGTAGGTGCTGCCATGTCAATCTCCTGTGCTGACAGTTACGGCCCCGACGGAGCCTTCAAGGTAGACCAGAGGGTTACCCACAGGTCTCCAGCCGAACAGCGCCCGGCTCTCGTCGATCGAGTTGTCAGGACGCGGGTTGCGGAGCGACTGCGGATCAACGACTCGCACGCGCCCCAGAAAGTTCTGAGGGTGGTCCGGATCGACCACGTCCTTGCCAACACGGAACCCCGTGCGGTGCCCGTCCTTGTATTCCCACACAAGGTCTTTGAGTGGGTAGCGAAACCCAGTCTTGTCGCAGTATCCGTAGGCGTGCTTTCCGGGGGCGTAAGCCATCAGTAGCGCCTCCCGGGTGTCAGATGCAGCGAGGCGCGCTCGCGATCCTCCGCGGCGGCCAGATCGAACTGCTGCTCGTATTCCTGCTTGAGAGCGACGGCGCGATCGGCCGACTCTGGCTTTTTCATGGCAATCTGAAACGCCAGACCCGCCACGAGGGCGGGGACGAAGCGGGGCGGTATAGACGCGCTACCCGAGATGCCCGATGTCATCCCGTCGATGCCCTTGAGGCGGTAGTAGAAAAGCGTGTAGTCGCCGGAGTCAGGCACCGGCCAAAGCGTGGCTGTCACATCGCTCACACCCCGGTTGATGTAAATCTGAGTCGGGCGGCCCCGGGAGTTCTTGTTCGTCTGCTGAGCGTATGTCGAGACGCTGACCCGCATCAGCGCGGTGTCTATCTGGTTTGTCCCAGTCCCTGTTCGCAGCTGGTGCTCGATCAGGTCGATCGTATCCGACGGCATGGTGTATCCGGCAGTGCCTTCCACCAGAGGCACGGTTCCGGCCTCAATGGTGAACAAGTTCAAGCCGCGGTTCTGCCACTCCAACGTCAGGAAATTCAGACTGCGTCGCACCGTGCGCAGGTCGTAGCCCGTGCGCATCTCGAGCCCTGCCCGCTCGAAGGCCTCCTCGAAGAGCTCTGAAAGATCAGGGGTCACGACTGCCATGGTTTACTTCCTGCTTTTCGCCGTCTTCTTGGCGATCTTCTTGGGTTGTGCCACATGTTGCTTGCCCTTGCGAGTCCCTTTGCGTTTGGCTCGAGTTGTGGCAGCGTATTCAGAGTCGCTCAGAGACTTGATCGTCTTTTCCGGGAGATATCGTTCCCCGGTGGCCGTGGGACCTTGAGTGGACGGCTTGCCGCTTTTTGTGCGCCATTTCTGGGCCGTCCACTTCTTTAGGCTCTTCTGAGGCTTCTTCACTTCTTCGCCTTGGTTTTTCCGCCACGCATCATCTTCTTTGGGTTGCCACCGCGCATCATCTTCTTGGCGTCACCGCCGCGCATCATCTTCTTCGCGGTGCCCTTTTTTGCCGTCATCTTACGGGGTTTCATAGCCATCTGTCAGTCTCCGTTTGCGGTTTGCGACGAGAGCTTCATACTCGTCATGGGGGTAGACGTCATAATAGCCCAAAGGATGCAACTTGTCACTCGCGGCCACAACTTGGTCTAACGATTGCACAAACAGCATCGCGTAGTCGCCGTCGACCTCGCTCTCCCAGTTATTGTCTGTCAGAAAATCAAGGCCAGCGTCGTCCGCGCCGTAGTCTGGGTGAAAGGTCATGCAATGGAGCGCAGGGAACCGTTTGTTGAGCTCTTCAGACAACTCATGTAAATCCTCGGGCTCGGGGAGATCGAAGGTGGCAATAATGACGAGCTCCTTGCCGAGCTGCTCAAAATCCTCGCAGTGTTTGACGGAATCGGCGAAGATATCTGGCGTTTCGACCACGAGCACTACGTTGTCACGCCACGCCCTTGCCGCGTATGGACAAGGCGGTAGACCTTTGAGGTGTTCGCTGGGAACCTCAAGAACCTCACGTGACCAGCTGCGCAGATCACGCTCGATCATGACTTGTACCCTCCGCCCTTGGCCTTGTACTGCTTGGCCAACATCTGCGCCTTGCGTGCGCTCCATTGGCCCGGCTTCCCACCCTTGCCGCCAGCCTTGATGCTGTTGAACAGGGATTTGCGCATGCTGGGCTTGGTGTAGTTTCCCGACTCATTGACGCGTGACTTGGTCGGTTTTTTGGCCATCAGGTCACCTTCCCCTTCGTGCGCCCTTTCATGCAGATGCCGTCGCCACGACCCATGCGGCCGCCGGCCGCCGCCCGCTTGACAGATTTCTGCCCGCTGCAGCCCCATGCCTTGCGGCGAGCTTTGACCTTCGGAGTGCGCTTCTGACTCACTGTGCGGGCACAATAGGCGTCCCCGCGAGGCGTACCGGGCGATGAGACCCGGCGATGCTTCTTGCCCTTGCTGTCCTTGTAAGTGGTGCCGTCAGCGTACTTCTCGTCGGCCGGCCGATCGTCTTTTTTGGCCATGTCACTCCATCCTCCGCTCCATCAGGTTCAGCAGCCGGTTTATATCCGACCTCATCCCCCGGACATTCTCGTCTATGCGACCAAGCTGGACCGCCTGTGCGCTGGCGTTTCTCTCCAGCATCTCAACGCGTCCGTTGACAGCACCTATGGAAACCCGGTTGTTCTCGATGTCCTTGAACACGACCCCTGCGGCCCAGCCCAAGAACGCGACCTGTCCGACAGCTGTCAGGATCAGAGCAATCGGTATCCGCCGGTCTAGGTGCCAACTTTGAGCTTCAGACATGAAAACCTCAGCTATAGAAGATCGTGAGCGCCGTAAGGTTTGTCGCGGCAGTGACCAACACATCGCTTTGAGCCCTGATTCCGTTGTCTGGAATGTTGACCGAATGAGAGTCGCTGACCGCAAAGTCGATGTCGAGTAGCGTCTCACCGCCCGACCCGTCCGTGATGGTCAGCCGACCGGCACCGCCCGCTCCAACAAGCACTTGGACTTGACGGATTCGAGCAGGTCCAACGGCCAGAGAAGCGGCCGTTGTGAGCCGTTTTGCTTTGATGTCTGACAAGGCCATGGCTCATTTCCCTTTTTTGGCAGGTTTCGGCTTTGGGGCCGGCTTGGGAGCTGCAGGCTTACGCCGCGCCAGCTCCTCCTCGCTCGCGGGTGTCCACTTTATGCTCATGGCTCAACTCACGACGCTGCAATAGTTGCACCGGTGTCCGAACGCTTCCAGTCCGTGCCATCGGAGAACGCGAGAATCGCGCTGCCAGCAGCGCCATCGCTTACATAAACGATCGTACCAGCGCCAGCATCCGAAGCGGAGGGAGCGGTAGAAACAGTGTAGGTGGGAACTTGAGCGGCACCTGTGAGGTCGCCGGTGAAGCCATTGGTCGATACGACCGGGCCGGAAAACGTGGTCTGAGCCATTTTTGTACCTCATGCACAAGGGTTTGCCGCGCAGTCTGTGCATCGTCAGGTAGGCGACCTGTCTGCACGGCTTGGATGTTGCCTGCCCAAACCATACATCACCACAGAACAAAAAGAAAGGGCGGCCCGAAGACCGCCCTCCTGAATCACTGTCCCGTGATTATGCGCCCGGCGAGCCGAACATGGCCAGCGGATCGGACACCCCGAACGAATAACGCTCGCGTGCCTTGTAGCGCACGTTACCAGTGTCGAAGTCGCCGTCCATCGAGGTCGACATCGGCGTACGCACGAAGTGCTTGTAGCCGTTCGGCACGTCGGTGGTCAGGAACCACGCGTCGGTGTCGGTCAGGTAGTGGTTGACACGATACCCTTCAGGGATCGAGCCGTTGCTGCGCAGCGCGTTCAGGTCGTTGTCCGCGGTGCCAACACGCAGCTCGGTCTGCAGGAGACGCGTAGCGACGAACATCAGCGACGGGGGAACGATCAGCTTGCGGGGCTGAGCTGCGATCAGGAGGCCCCGCTCATCGACGTAGGCGGCGATATCAATCACAGCCTGCTCGAGCGAGGTCTCGTTGAGGTCCGAGTCAACCGCCGGACGGTTCCGGTTCGTCACACCTTCCACAGTGGGATGCGATGCGTTGAACAGGGTCACACCATCACCGCCGGTGAACGTGTCAAAGCCGGTGTTCAGCAGCGAGGCTGCCTTGACCTGCTTCGTGTAGGCCATGGCGCGAGCCAGTGCCTTGGTGTAACGGGCCGACAGAGAGTCGTACAGGTTATCTTCCATCGCCTCTTCGGTGATGGAGAAGCCCATAGCGACGGTCTCGTGGTTGTAGCGAGCCGTGAACGCCTCTTGTGCGTTGTCGTACGAGATCGACGAACCCTCGGCCTTGACCGGTGCAGCACCGAAGCCCGACAGTTTGACTTCCTCTTCGAAGGAGCGCTCCGAAGTTTCAGTCTCGTAGATTTCCGCATGCTCGTTCTCGTACTTGTCGTACTCGAGGCCGAACAGAGCGTTAAGGCCCGGAAGCAGCTCTTTGAGAAGCTGGGAGCGTGAAATAGCCATGATTCAGTCTCCCTTACAGGCCAACGGCGTTAGTCAGGCTGTGGTAGCCCGGGTTGAACTTGACCAGAACGTCAGGATAGGCGTCGCTGATCGGCGAAACCGGGGCCACGATGCGGAAAGCCGCAGTTGTGGTCACGGTGGTGGCATCCAGCGCAGAAGTCGAGTTGCCTGTCGTGGTGTTGCCAGTCGAGGTGCTCTGTGCTGCGGCGAAGAAGGTATTAGCGCCGATGTCCGACTGGTCAATCGCGCCGTCAAGCTGGGCTTGGAACAGCACGTTTGGGTCGTCCACGACATACGCCTTGATCGCGGTGCCGGTGGGAGCAGCATAACCCGACGGGTAATACTGCGAGTGCAGAAGTTGCCCCTGTGCGTTGACGTATTCACAGCCAACAAAGACACCCATCGAGCCGGTCAAGGTCGTGCCGGTCGGAAGTGCGTTGGTCGTGCCGTCTGCGCCAGTGGCAGTCGAAAGCGCGATGTAACCATCCGCGCCAATGTGAACGACTTGACCGTAGAAGAGGTTGGTTGCCTCTCCTGCGGGGTCGATCAGGTACTCGGACGTCGCTCCGGCGTAAGGCATGCCATCAGCACGCTTGACCGGGCGGAGCCCATAAGGAGTAGCTGTCGTAGCCATCTTATATCTCCAAAGTGATAGGGTTCACGATAAGGGTCAGCCCTTACCAAACGAAGTGCGTGTTTGACGCTCCGGCCGAAGGACCGGCATGCGAGGATCAGATTGCCGCAGATAGTTGTTGTCCACGGCCTCCATCTGCTGTCTGGCCTGATTGAGCTGGTGCTCAACACGGTCTTCAGCAATCTCCTCTGGAACGGCGCACAAGAGTAGACCGCCAACTTCAATGTTGTCTTTGAAGCGGGAGTCCATGTCGGAGAGGAGTTTCATCTCCGGGTGATCGGCTGCCTTGACCGGGACATACCCTTCGCGGAATCGCGTAGAGACGTTCGGATTGTCAGATTGCCCAAGCATGGAGGTGCGAACCCAACGGAATTTGTATCCGTCACGAGGTTCGGGAGTGGGCAAAGCAGACGGCCGAGTCCACGAGCGCTTACGCTCCGACTGTTCGCGGGTCTTGTGCTCTCGGGGTGTTCGGTCAGCCATTTCTTGCGTCCTTCATTAACTGCGCCACGTACTGTTCGTTCGTGAGCCCAAGCCGTTTGGCGATAGCGGCCTGAGTAGAGGTTATCTTGTGAGTGCGCGGTTTTTTACCACTGCGTGCTGCAGGGGCCACCACGTTGGCCGCCTTTTGTTGCCGGGGAGTAACCTCTTCTTCCGCGGCGTCGGCAAACTTGTGCGGGAACACCTTACGGAGTTCCTTGTCGATCTCAGTGTAATATTTTTCACTGTTGGGATCAACTCCATTCAGAACAAGCTCTTCATGCACACCCAGAGCGTAGGATGTCATGCGTCGATCGTTCATGTACCACGGGTTGTCCTGCATCCACTTTTCCTGCCGCGGATTGAGCTTGGGCTTTTCGGGCTGCTGCTCCTGACGCGGCTGCGGCTGAGCCTGTGGTTGCGGTTGGGCTTGCGGCTGAGGGCGATAATTCTGCAGGCGGTACATGTCGTTCTGCAGTGCCGTCAGCTTCTCCTGTGCCTCAAGGAGCGCGTCGGAGTCGCCGGTCTCATAGGCCGCACGATATGCCGTCTTGGCGCTCGACAGCTCGGACTGAACCCGAGCCTTGGCCTGCTCGACGAGGCTGCCCTCGCTCTTCTGCATGCGTTGGCGGAGAGTTTCGTTCTCCTGCTGCACCTGCTTGGCGTAGTTGATCGCCTCTTCGCGAAGGCGGGCCGCCTCCTGCTTTTGGCGCTCGGCCTCGTGATATTCGAACTTCAGCTTCTTGATGCGCTTCTGCACTGACTCGCTGTAGTTCTCCAGATCGTCGTCATTCGGCAGATCGGGGGCTTCGTCCTCGGCGCGGCGCGGCCGCTGATCCTCGGGAACGTCATCAACGACTTCGACCTCGAAATCGCCGTCATCGTCCTCATCTTCGTCCTCGGACGCGGCAGAGATCAGATCGTCGTCGCCGTCCACGTCGTCGTGAATATCCTGTGCTCGTTTATTCATAGTCAGCCCTCCGGACTCGGTTTCGTTGCGGCCTTGACGGCCCACATGGCGGCGTCCTCGACATGGGTTTGGGCCAGAGCCTTGAGCCGACGAACCTCATCTTGGCGCGCAAGCTCGGCGTCAGTCTCGGTGCCCAAGTTGGACGGGATCGTGTCGATCAGGTCGATCAAATCGGCCGCGGCACGCTTGATCTTTCCAACGGAGTCAGCCGCCGACGGATTGAAGTTGATACCTACGCGGTATTCACCCTTGGTCATGGATCACCTCCCAATCCTCGGCCAGAATGTCCGTCTGGCTTGCTACCCACGGAACCAAATCGCCACTTGCCGTGCACATGAAAATGTACGGCAAAGACATCTTGCTGTTCGCGTCGGGAAGCTGCAGCTGAATCCACATATTCTTGCCGTTCCAGCCCATGCGGTAGACGGCGTTTCCATGGCGAAGCGCCTGAAGCGCGCTCGAAAAATCCATTCTTATGCCCTCTTAAAGCCACGCGGGTCGTCGACAACGGCTTCCACCGTGTCGTCGTTGATGAGCCGGAACTCTTTGTCCATGATCTTGAACCGTGTGCCCGAATAGGCACGGAAGATCACAAAATCCCCCTCCTTGCACCACGGTCCGGACGGGAACCGGTCAGGATCGCTGTATGCCTGCGGGCCTGCCTTCAGCACAAATCCGAGGATTGACGCAACCTCTTCCGCTGATTTCAGGGAGTCAGGCATGTAGACGCCGCCATCGGTCTTCTCGCTGACGTCCGGAAGGGCGATCAGCAGGCGGTATCCAGCGGGTTGTGGGAGTTTCAGTTTGATGCTCTCGTCGAGCTCAGACGCTTCGTACATTTGCCACCTCTGTTGCAGCGATTAAAGGCTCGCAGACGCCTCTGCTGGACTACCCAGCGTGTTGCACACTAGTTAAGCGTTATTCACTCATCAAGGTACTTCTTCTCGATTTCTGAGATATCAGAAAGAACGTACTCGAGCGCTTCGACCTTGCCGACCGTACGGCAATAGTCCTCGTGCGAACGGGCGCCCCCAGCCATCAGGTGGCTGGAGATCGTCTCTTTATACCCGTCAATTCTCTTCTTTATCTCCCGAAGCGGGTCCACCATTGTTGCTGTCCTTTCCCTCTTTGATCATGTCTTCGGCCACCTTCAGGCCGAGTTTTGCGCCTTCTCGACGGTCCTTGCCCTGCTCGGCGCTGAGCTGTGTGGCAAGGCGTGCTCCGATCTGCGCGCCGGAGCGACGGTCTTCCGACTGCAGGCGCTCTTCCTGCAGCGTGAGGTTGCCGGTCTTGATGCGCTCTTCGAGCCTAAGCTTCTCGAGGTCCATGACGGCGTCGTGCTTGGCCTCGGCCTCCTTGAGCGCAACCTCGCGCTCCTTGAGCTCCAGCTCTTTCTTCTGGATGATGTTGAGCGGGTCCTGAGCCTCCTGCTGCGCCTGCTGCTGGGCCGCCTCGGTCTGGTTCTTCTGCAGCAGTTTACCTGCGGCGGCTGCCGCGAGTCGCGACACTTCGCGCTCCATATCCTCGGGCAGCGGCTCCTCCGGATCAGGCATGGGCACGCCGAGCTGTTGCTGAATCTCCACACGATACTGCATGGCGACATGCTCGGTGATGTGCGCGGCCAGCGCGCTCTGGATAGCCCCGGCGAAGGGCGACTGGCCCACCATCTGCTGGATTTTCGGGTCTTGGGCGGCCGCCATGTGCACGGCGATGTGCGCCTCGTGATCCTGATATGCGAACACCTTGATCGGCTCTTGCTTGAGGATCGCCATGTTCTCGGTGACCGGGTCTTTCGGCTTGATGTCCTCGGGCAGCTTGATGATGTCGTCGGCGTCTTGGATACCCAGCACCTCCAACATTTGCCGGTGGAGCTTGCCGAGGTCATAGAGCTGGGGCGCCTGCTGCGCGAGCTGCAGAGCCGCCTGATACTGCACGACGCGCTGCGCCATTGTGGCGGCGTTCGGGTCCGACACGGGGATCACGTCCACCCGCTTGTCGAAGTCCGCCTGCCTGTCGTTCTCGTTCTCGTCGTCGTAGGCGTATGTCCCGTCCATGTAGTCGCGGATCACCGCCGCGATCAGGCGTAGCTCCTTGTGCATGGCTGCATGCAGGCGAGCCTGCACACCGCTCATGACCTTCATGGAGCGCTCCATCAGCGCCAGTGTGGTGCCCACCGGTGCCTCGGGGTTTGTGCTGCCAATGTCGATGTCGGCGATAGAGCCCACCCGGCGTCCCTCGTCCACCACGTTGCCCAGCAGCTGATACAGGACTGTCGACGGCTCCTTGTATGGGAGCGGGAACAGCGACTCGCGCAGCGTGCCTCCCGAGACATCCGCGTCCCGCCACTCGCCCGGCGCGATCGGCGTGTCATCGCCCTTGATGCGCATGCCCCGTGTCTTCAGGCCGCCCGGCAGGTTCG